TCGAGGCTTACGGATTTTTAAAAGGACCCGTTGACATGCTCCAGTTATATGATAAAAAATACACAGAGGCAGTCAAAGGATTCTCAATAGAACAAATGGGAAGACGAAGACGAGATGAATACCAAAGCGGTGTTCCTCGAATAGGAAAACAATAAGGAGATAAATTATGGCCATAACACAAGCAATTTGTAATTCATTTAAAAAAGAACTTTTAGATGGAGCAATGAGTTTTAAACAAACTGGTGGTGATACTTACAAGCTAGCTCTTTACATTTCAACAGCAACTCTAAATTCTGCAACTACTAATTATCCAGGTGATAGCACAGGTGGTCAAGTAACTAACACTGGCCAATATACTCAAGGTGGCGGAGCCCTAGTTAACTTAGGAACTTCTATATCTGCAGGTGTAGCAAGATGTGACTTTGCAGACAGATCTTTTACAGGTGTATCATTGACTGCAAGAGGTGCTTTAATTTATAACACAACGGCGGGAGCCGGATCAGGAACTACTGATGCAGTTTGTGTTTTAGATTTTGGAGCAGATAAGACAGCTACATCAGGAACTTTTACAATTCAGTTTCCAGCGCCAACATCAACCGCAGCGATACTAAGAATATCGGGCTAATAGGAGGAAGCTCCTATGGCAAATAAAACTTACACGGTTACCGTAGCAAGTGGAAACTTGTATGGCGGAGGCGTAGGTAATGTATTTTATTTAGATGGTGCAAGAAATGCAACTGGACCCGGCACTATTAGTTGGGTAGCTAATTCTACTTTACGTTTTGAACAAAGTAACGCTTCAAACAATAATCATCCTTTAATATTTTCTACTACAACCAGTAAAGATCAGTATTTAACTTCTGGTGTAACATATTATTTAGATGGTGCTGTTACTTATTCTCAATACACAAATACAACTACTTTCAATGCAGCCACTACTCGTTACGTAGAAGTTACTCCTTCATCTTTTACAGATTTTTATTATTTATGCTATGTGCACGGTATCGGAATGGGTGGTATCATGGACATGGTTGTTAATTCATGGGGAGCTCATTCCTATAATCAAGGTGCTTGGAATCAAAACCAAGATTTAACCGTATTCGTATCAAATCCTAATGATACATTATGGGGAAGAGATACATGGGGAACTTATTTTTGGGGTGGTGGTGATAATTTAAATATGTCACTGAATAATAGTGGCATAACAATTACTAATGAAATTAATCAAGGTTGGAGTTCTGATGCCTGGGGTATTGAAACTTGGGGTGAGTCTGGTAATTTACATCAAGTAACAGGTATCGCCATGACAATGGCAGAAGGCTCTAACGGCATTTCTATAAATGGAGATTCAAGTTTAACTCTTACGGGTAATCCTTTAACAGTCGCAACACCATCTAGTACCGAAGCATTTTCTGCGTTTGTTGCAACACCTGCCGGTAATATTATGGTTGCAGAATTAAACTTTAATCCTGCTTTTGCTTTCCCTACAGGTTTAGCAATGTCAGCTTCTTTAGGAAATATTTCTGGAGATAATATTACTTTTGCAGAAGTGTCAGCAAAATCTGCTGCTACATGGGGTCATTCTAGTTGGGGATTTGGAGTGTACGGCAATCAACCGGTAAATACTTTGGTAATGGCAATGTCAGAAAACTTTTCTGGTGTTGATCCAGCTCCAGATGCAATAGTCACTGGTCAAACAATGGCTGCATTTTTAGCTGTACCAGGGCAAAATAATTTTGATATTACTGGAGATGCAAATACTGGAGTCGGTGACACAACAATGGCTTGGGGAGATGCTACTTGGGGTAATTCAAGATGGAACA